TCCAAAAAAATAAAACATAAGAAAATATAACAACATTAAGCCAAAAAAATCACAACCACTAAAACATTATTAAACTCCCACTAAAAGATAATCCTCAATAAAATCGACAATTATAAATAAACCATATCGATCAATAACAGAGTTCATCATTTTCTCATATAATAGCTCATTAGGAATATACTTATAAACTTTAATAAAATCACAAAAACTAACCTTGAGCATTATATATTAAATACATAAATAAAAATCATAATTTTATGTTATACAGCATGAACAACTTGGAAAAATAGTTTAATAGGGCCATTATTACCAAAAAGAACAAAACCGCCAATATATACATTCCCAGATGAGGACGTATTTGAAGTAATCAAAACCCCGCCTGTCGATGTAGCATTGCTCACAACTTTAACATCAACATAATCACCAGCTTGAACTAGATTATTATTAAGTAAAAAAATAAAACCTGTTGAAGCAGCTAAATTTGTTGAGAACATAGTAATATACCCAGATTCAGCATTTAATGTTACTCCTGTACTTACTGATGTTAGTTGTGTAACAGCATTAGTGTAGGGTGTATGTTGCGACAATTTAGAATATTTAAGACCATTAGTATTAACATTAATATCCTGATCAGTGATAGTGGTTGGTTGTTGTAAATATTTACTTGACATTATATAATATATCAATATATTTTTTTATCAAATAATAAAAATATTATTTACATTCGCATTCTAGATCTTAAATCCGTTCTTCCCAATAATCGACCCCCAGTAGTCTCATAGTTTCCTGTATCAATCATAAGTTCACCACCTGTTTCAGCCCCCATACCAATTATTTTTTTTCCAACGTTTACAGCATCACAAACTTTAGAAACTTTTCCAATTAGATCTTTACCATATGATTTAATTTTTCCAAAAAGATTTCCGCCATACATGCTTTGAGCATGTTTTAGAGTAACCCACTTACCGGTTTGACGTACCTTAATAACATCAGTTTCATCAATAATACCTATTTGTGTAACAGTATTGGATGGATTAATACTTAGAAGACCATCAGTTATAACAACAGTAACAATTTGAACGCCCTGAGTAGAAAGCTGATTAATATTTGTGACATTAAGGTTATAAATTAGCTGTGATTGATAATTAACACCAGATGCTAGATTAGTAGGGATATTAAGATCTTCAGGGGTAATTTTAAGAACTGAACCAGTCAGACCTACGACTGTGTTAGCAGCATAATTTTGTGTAAGTCCAGCCCATTCTGGGTAACTCATACCTGTAAGTCCATTTTTAACACACATGGAATATAGTTCTTGTCGATTCATTGTGCTAAGTTGGCCAGCCGAATTTAGATATTGAAGAGAAATGCTATTAATACCAAAAAACGTGTCACTTGTTAGATGAGTTTTAGCTGAGTTTGGAATACATGCATAAATATAGATAGCTTTAGGGACTGTACTGAGCTGAATAGCGTTATTAGTAAATGTTTGCGAATTATTAGATGCCAATGTCTGATTCATATTATTAACGTAAACCTCAACCTGATCATATTGATAAGTTGCAAACTTTGGAACAAGTCCAACATCAACAACAGGAGGATTAAGATAATTTATAAGAAGTTGAGGGGGTGCTGTGGTATTTTGTCCAACTGATGCAACAACTGAAGAAACAGCAATTCCAACGGCCGGAGTATATGAAACTACACGTGCCAATTGTGCGGCATCAAATGTGAGTTGAACACTAAGATTTTGTACATTAATAAACCCACTTTCTGGATCACTAGCGGCATAAAGAAGTGGACTGATAAATAGTGGTTCTGTAACCGTGAATAGCATGGTAGCAACAATTGGAGTAACCGCTGAAACTGATATGGGATTTACAAGGTTATCAAGTTTAAAACTACCACGACCAAGAGTATAAGAACCATTAACATATGAACTTAAAGGATTACGAACTGATCCAACAGCGTCAGCATAATTTTGAAAATTATCTAGTGTGCTAGGGGTCATAGAAAGATCATAATTAGATAGTTTATAATCATTCTGATAACGAAGCAGTGCATGCATAGCATCATTGTATTGAGTACCTACAGCTGTTCCATTAATAGTAACATTAACATTATTGGAAATAGCCATAAGGGGAAAAGCACGAGGAGCTATAGTTTCATCACTAAGAAGAGTTGCCCCAATTGGTGCAGTACCTGTAAATGTTACAAGAAATTGCATTTGGACATAAAATTTACGATCAATAAGAGTATTAAGCCCTTGAGTATTAAGGTTCCATGTTACGCCAGATTGACTATATGACGATGCATTAGTATTTACAAATGTCTGGCTTTCAGTTTGTTTAATAACCCCCCATTTCTGATTTCTTTGAGCATAGCTCATGCATTCAAGGCGAGGATCTAAAATATTCTCGATTTCAATCTCTCTGAGCGAATTTGTTTTAAGCATGTATTTATATATTATGATAATATTTTTTTTTAGCTATAATTAAATGAACCATTATTATTTTTTTTTCTGAATTGAAATTTAATATCAATATTTCGACCTGTCTCTATATAAAGAGGAAGTGTTGCGCCATTATTAAGTTGTAAATAAATAGCTATTTGAAATAAATTAAGAGGATCATCAGTAACTAGATCACACCATTTTAAAGTTTGAGGAGTATAATAAATTGTTTCTCTCCAATTTGGAACTCTATCATTAGAATCGATTTCAATGTCATAATAAGAAATAACACTTCTTGAATCGCCAGCAAAATTTCCACCACTTTGAAAATTTCCCTTATACATTTGTCCACCAATACCAAAAACTGTCACATTTGCGGGGATTATATCATTAACAGTTTGAACATATAATTCAGCTGTATTTGCAATATAATTTAAATTTCTAATTATAAAATCTGTGCTTTGGGTAATTAAAACACCAATACCGTTATATGTATAGGTTGAGTTAATTATAGTTATTACATCATTATTTAAAAATCCATTAATATTATCAACTCTAATGATTGAAGGATTAGCAATTGACATGTTTGATATGTTTCCAACTTTAATAAGTGTCGGTGATATAGTAGGAGGAATATATTCTGGTTTAGTTTTAATTGAATTAGAGAAGAACAAAATACGATTTATATTATTCCACATAAATATTGTTGGGTATTCCTGAATACTTCTCACATAGGGGGGATTGCCAACAGTCCAAGCGGGTGATCCAGGTGTAACATATCCTGTTGTCCTAGTTAAGGAGCTATATAGGAAAGGCATTCTAAAATCATCATAAATAGGTGAATCAATGCGTTCATATATAGCGGCTAATGTATTAAAATAATTAACCACTAATTGAAAAGACATATATATACTTGCAGCTGTTGGAATAACACTATATGAATATTCACCAATTAAGCTAATTAATTGAGTATCTGGGTCATATTGAACCCATACAGGACTATTATGAACAGCTGGATGAGCTGCATTAAACGCTGTATATGCCGTATTTAAAGCGACATTAACCATAATCAAAAATGTATTAATATTGTATACTGTATAATAAGAAGTCGAATAATCTTGAAGACCACTATTTTGAAGAGGTGATTTAGGTAAAACAAATGTATTAGCGCCCTCAATAGATGGATCATATAAAATAGGTGCTGAATAGTTATTTCCACCATATTTATAATTAACTCCCATATTGCTAAGATTTATATTTGAATTAATACCTTGTTTAATTGGAAAAATGAATAATGGGATATTACCATTTAAAGCAAAGTGATATATTGCCATTTCATAATTAGATTGTTGATCTAGAACATTTGTTGTTTTCTGTGATATTGTCGCGGGAATAGTAGAGCTTGAAATATCGCCATAAATATTGGAAATACTTACATTATAATATACATTGTCTGTATCTTCAGTTTGTGTTTCTCCTTCTCCTCCGTAGTTATTTAAGTATTTTATAACCATTATAATATATATATTATAGAAAGAAAATTAAGAAAAAGAAAACTAGGCCGTCAAATAAGTTACAAGCTCATCAGGTTTTATTATGTTATTTACACTCAAAAATGTCTTTGCAAAATCATCAATAGACACATTATTATATTTTAATCTGGTACATACCCAACGTCCACATGTATTTATGCCATCTTTTCGTTTTTGTAATGCGTATTCATTATATTCAATTTTTTTATTAGATTTGTATAATAGTTTAGTTAAATATGCATGATACTGTTTTAAAGATTGACGTATTGCTGGAGAAACAAAATGCAATTCACTATCTGGCTTTAATCCATAAGAATCAAAGAAACATATAGAGTCGTTATATCTATAAACGCAACACCAATGTCCATAATTTGATGATGTTAAATATAGTAATACACACATCCCATTTTCTCCCAATAAAGAATCAATATTATCATATTTAATAATTTCAGGATATATTATTAAATTTGGCTTATAATCTAGGTATTCTAAAATATCATTAGATGATAAAGAATATGATATATTATTATTCATTATATTATTATAGGATAAATTAATGTAGTAAGTAACCACCTTTTTGATGTAAAACAAATAAAGGAGCAGTATAAACACTAACCCAACGACTATTAAGACCATACAACTTTTTAACATCATTTTTAGAAAAACCAAAGTATTTTTCAAGTAAATATTTTAATGAATATTGAGAACAATGTTGAGGAAAAACAGTAGTACAATTAGCCTCATTCAATATTAATCTTGTTCGTTTATAATCATTTGCAAGATGCGATATATAAATAAATGATACATGTCGATCTCTTCCTTGTGTTAAAATTAAATCTTTTATTCGATCTAATTCTTTCTCTAATGGTTTATATGGAACATTTTCAACGTCATCAAATATAATTAAACTATTACTAATTTCATCTAATGTTAAAGGTGTATCAATAAAAGAATTATCTAGTTTAAGTCTATTTATAAATTTATATTTATCAAGTGATTGATCAGATAGTTTGTTACTAAATAAATATATTGGATTTTGAGGATATAATTTGTGATATGCATCAGCTAATTGGCCCGCATATGTTGATTTGCCGCTACCACTCATACCAGTCACATAATATACCTGTCTCTCTTTATTAATATTAAATAAAGGTCTCATATTTCCATCTTCTAATATAACTTCCTTGTGTTTTTGACATTCTAACATATTTTTAGCTGAGTCATATAATGATGATACTTTAGTGTCTAATGGTCTTTTTCCTGTATTAATTGCTTCATATAAATTTTCTAATTGTCTTACACCAATACGGCCTTTTAACTGTGGAAAAAAATCACGAGCTAAAATATTCATATCATTAGTATTTTTAAAATTATTAGTATCTTCATTATTATTAATATGTATTATTTCACCATTATGATTTCCGCCTTCAATAATTGCTATAGGCTCACCAGTTTTTAATGATATATTAAAAGCCATTATATATTTAAAAAAAGAAAAAAATAATTGCAATATTTACAAAACAAACATTAAATTAATTAACTAATTAACTAATTCACTTAAACGTCCAGCTATACTAGTTATTTTTTGTCCAAATATTATTGTATATTCTGGGATATTTTTTATTAGTTCATCCATAGGTTGATAAATAAAATCCTCAGCCTCTTTACTATCTAACCCATTTGATATTAATATATTTTTGATGAAACTCTGACAATTATTTTTAAATGGATCATAATGATAAAAATTATTTTTACCCATATATTTTAATGCATTATCTAACATATCATTAATTGTTAAATATTTATTAATGTCAATTGGATATATTTCAGTATATTCTGATGTTGGATATTCAGTAGAAATATTAATGATCTCATTCTTTTCTATTATTACATTCTTTATTTTGTTATTGCATTTTATAGTTGCAACTAATGATAAATGATATAATTTATCATATGCTAACTTACCCCGAAATTTATCCCATTTTCCAATTGATATAAAGTTTAAAACTTGATTAATAAGTTTAAATATTGGTTTTCTATATACATTTAACAATATTATTGGACAATTACCAAATTCATCTAATATTTTTTTAGAATGTTTAGAGAATGATTGTCGAGCTGTTTTTTTTGATATGTGATTGAGAATATATAAAATTGCCATCAATGGAATTGGTAAAAATCCACCTTCATATTCATTCTTCATTTATATAATAATTAAAGAAATTTACAGAAAAAATGGGGCAATTTTAGAAGCAGCCTGTATAGGTATCATAAACCCTTTCTTAAAACTATCCCAGGCATCATTACCACCACGTCCATTAGCTTTCTTAGGAGTCTTTCCTTGTATTTTGCGCATCATCTCCCTAGCTTCCGCTGGAGAACATCCACGAGCTCTAAGATTATTATAATGTTGTGTATATACAGCTTTACCATGTGCCATTTTAGCTTTATGTTCCACGCTAATGGGAACGCCTCGAGCTCCAGCATGTGCTCCAGCATGAGCTCCAGCATGAGCACCAGCACGAGTTCCAGCATGAGCTCCAGCATAAGTACCAGCACGAGCACCAGCATGAGCAGCCCCGCATGAACAATTAGATCCACCACAATCTTCACATCCACCAAGTCCAAACATATGCCCAAATGGAATAATATCACCAAAAATTGATCCACCTTTACCATATGCTTCAAGTATATAATCCTCAACTTCAGGAGAGACTTGCGCATCAATTTTTTTTTCTAGCCTTCGTTTTTTTTGCATCCCACGAGTATGATATGTTTCAGGATCTGGTATATAACTAAATTCTTCAGATGGTTCAATATGGACTTTCTTTTTAAGTGCAGGCCTACGTTTTGGTTTAGACAGCAATTGATCATCCGGAGTATTAAGATATTTATGAAGTAGTTTTTTCCCAGTTTTGGTAGAATTTAGAAATTTAGCAAGTTTTTTATCACTCATTTTTTCTTCATTAGGCTTATTAGCACAAGTCTTAGTTTTCTTATTGTAGTTTTTAGAAGCATTAGCACGACCATATCGTTTTAAACAACTTTGCCATTCGGTAAGTTTTTTTTGAGGTTTACCATATCCACCAAACTGTGGAGCATTTGGAGAATTCAATACATGTAAAACAGCCTCCCGCAACTCTTGATTAGACATAATTTATATAATACAATTTAGAAAATAAAATTACTTAGTTTTATTTGAATCAATATATCTCATTAATCTAATTTGTTTTTCAGCTTTATCTAATGTTGTTAATTTAGAATGTATCTTTCCACTTAATTTATTTATTACCATATATTTGTCATTTTTTAATGGAATAATTAAATATGGCATATATTAATATATCCTATATTATTATTTCTTTTTTTCTTTTATCTTTTTAATTGTTTCCAGAACTATT